AATGAATATGCATTGGCCATTTCTTTAAGATCATTAGCATTTCTAGGATGACCAACATATTCAAACGGCGCATATTCCATTTTCTTCCCGCCCGGAGTACGCCTGCCAATTGCAGTTTCTGTGGTTGTTAATGCATTTGTCAACCTTACGAGATCCGCGCTTCCTGTCGCCAGTGCATTATTATAATCAGCCAGCATGCCAATCCATTGGTTCCACTCTTCAGGTTTCATGGCATTACGCATCTCCTGGTACATCTCAGCGGCTGCAACAGTGAACCTCAGCCGCGGATCGACACCCTCACCTATGAGCCGGTTGCGTTCTTTCTGACTCTCAAGCTGCTGCTTCCATAATCCATATTGCCCTCCCGCTCCTCCAACGCCGAAAATCTGCCGCTCATTACCGGCTATCTTACGAAACTCCTCAAAATATTTATTGGCTGCATCGGTTGACAGGCCGCTCATCTGTTTGAAATATACCTCGTAGGCATTGATGCGGTCCCGTATCTCGGCAAGCGTGACCTGTGTGATCTCTTTCTGTGTGTTTATAGCTTCCTGTATAAGCCTGGCTTTCTCGTTCTTATCCGTTGCTCCTGCTATTTGTACCCTCAGCATCTGCAGCGATGATTCCAGGAAGCTCTTTTTTAGTTTATCAGACGCTGCTATATCCTGCAGCTCGTCAAGGGCCATCTTTAGATCACGGGTGGCTATAGCACTCTTCCATATATTGGTTGTGTAATTATTCAGGTTGCCCAGGATGACACCCGTTATGAGCCTGCCAAAGCCTTCTAGACCTCCTTTAACCTCATCAATGGCAAAACTTAGTTTGTCCGCCCCTCCTTCCGATGATTTCAATGCCTTAACAAAGCCGGCTATAACAGCAGTAATAGTGAAGGCAGCACTTATTTTCTTACCAAGTTCGCCAAACATACCTTGCAATGACGAAGCCTTACCCTGCGCCTGGCCCATGGCTGCCTGGTACTGTTTTGTATCGGCAGTCAATATCGCTTTCAGTTCCGCTATCGATACGCGTGACATCAGTTCTTCATATTTTTGGCGTTAAGCCAGCCTATATAATAATCAGCCAGATTATCAACTATGAATTTCAATACCGCATCTTTCGTTGAATCAATGCTTCTGCGGAGGAAGGGATTAGCCTTATATTTACGCGATGGTATACCGTATTCAACGAACCTGGCATACCAGCCATCCGACCCCAGCAGCGCTTTTCTCCCTATCCTGGGGCCTATATAAATAACACGCCCCTTCCCCTCAACAATACCTATACTTCGTTTTAACTGCCCGGGCCTGTGAAGAGATAACTTAAAATGAATGCCTTTCTTTTTTGTGAAATGTCTCTGGGCTAATATAGCTACAGCCTTATCGGATACAGGGGCATTTAGTTTCATGGCTTCTACCATGGGTCTAGCAGCCAATTTGAAAAATCGCAATAGTATTTTACGATCCCATGGCCTGCCCGCCCCCGCCTCATCGAGCATGGCCTCCAGCTTATCGGCACCAAGTATAACAGTGCCTCCTGCTTTAACAGCCGGTTTAACAGGCCATCGCTTCTGCTCCCATATTCTGCTAATTACGCCCATATCGTCTCTCTATCCTGTCAAAGCGTTTAACCCAATAATCAAATTGCCTCTTTGCCTCATCGGGATCAGCAACGCTGGTTTCCCACGGGAACCGCACATAATTAATATTCTTTATTGGCTTCTTTGAAAAACAGTTAACCATCCCCACAGCTATAAACCGCGCCTGTTCCCATGAAATATGTATATCCTGTTCCCTCTGTTTTATGTAAGCATCAAAAGCATTAAAAAAAACCCTGGGAGTCATCCCCCAAAATTCGTTTTCAGTCATTTTTAGTACTCCCAGGGCTATACCCACCAGATCATCAAAGTCCAGAGGTACTATTTTGCCCCCTCCACGGGGGCTTGCTGATTTTTTAATTCAGGCATTTGCTGTCTGAATAACTGCATACACTTGGAAATGACTGCTATGTCCTCATTTATCCAATCACCAACATCATCAATGGTGAAATCTACTTCCAGTTTTTCACGCTCCGCAGCATGTTTCAGCCCTGCATATATCAATGTTGTGATGTTATCGGGTGTCAGGTCATCGCCTATCCTACTAAGCTCAGTCAGCGTGATGCCGGAGATACGGCAAAAAATACGTATGCTATTCCAGCCGTATTTAATGGGACGCTCTCTGCCACCTATAAATATTTTTTCCATTGGGGATATAAGTTATTTTTCAGGTAACAGCATATTCGGCCAGTGTACCATCGCCCCCAAACGAGAACGAATAGGTTGCCGTTTCACCATCGGGAGCCGACAGTTGCAGCTTTGTTATGTAAGCATAGCCAGTGTAATACTTATCACCCGATGTGTTGTTGGTAAATTTGATGCTCACACGCGAGCGGTTATTGTATAGCGCGAACAGATCACTCACGCTACCGGCATAATTATACAATCCATCACCGTCAACACTCCATTTCCTTTTTGTTGGTAATATACCTTCCCACCCCGAATCATCCTTGTTGGTTGTTGGAGTGTTTCCCAGCTCCATGTTTAATGTACAGTTTTTGCTGTAAGCAATAGCCGTGCCGTTCCAGTATACCAGAAGATCGGTTCCTTCTACAAATCCAGTTGATGCCATTGTTATTCAGTTTTAGTTTGTTTTTTCTTTTTCTTTTTGAATATATCTAGTATCGACTCATTTACAGGCTTAGCGATTCCACGTAATAACCATAGCCTTGCTGTTTCTTTGTCGACAAATACTTCTTTACCCACTGGCCATATTAAACCTGGAGCGATCTCATGTTCTTTTATCAGCCTTACTTTCATTATGTGTATCTTAATCGTACAAAATAATCCTGCGTAACACGGTAGAGCTCAGTTTCACTTTCCTGCATATCATTTTCGCCATCGAATATTATATTGTCTATAATATTGCCTCGTATGGTACCTTTCCTGCGATCCATGGCTGAGCGTACAGAAGCAGCCAGCGTATGGGCATCCTCATATTCATCAGCGTAAATATCTATCTGAACACGTATAATGTCAAGCTCTGATATTCCCTGCTTCGTATCTTCAGGTACATTGCTGATAATTGTGTACACAACGTAAGGTTCGGTGGCATCATTAGGCGCAACTGAAGGATAGCAATCGGCCTCAACCGCCTTTATTATTTCATATATTGCTTTCCCCAGGTAGCTCATCAGTCACGTACCTCACATATTAACCTCAGCCCTTCGCGTCTTTCAATCTCTTCAATGAACTGTATATAATAATACTTACTTTCATAGCTCACACGCATGTTAACCGCTATATCAGTGCGGTATCGAACGATAAATACTATCTTGTTCAAAGCTGTTACCTTGCCTCCTTCCACGGCTTCGCTGCCTCCCATATATTCAATCCTGGACCATACCTGGTCAAGCTGTGTCCAGCCAGCCGACAGGTTTACCTCCCCGTAATCGTTCTTGGTCGATGGTGGATATTGAATAGTTATAAGCCTGTCAAGGCTGCCTGCAGGTATCATCTGTATAAGTATTTTGACAGTAATGAAGGCACTATGCGTCTGAATACGGTAAAATTAAAATTCTGATCCTCACGGTTAAGATACCAGTCACCAATGATCAGTAGTAAAGCATGCTTAATATCTGCGGGTATTATCTCAGGTGTGGTCCATCCCGTGACAAAACGAATCTGCACAGCATTAGCCACCTCTTCAACCTCGGGCCAATCGTAACTGTTATCAGGTATTATCCTAGCCGGCTGGCCTGTGATATCGGTTGAATAATTACCGCTGCTCACTGTTTGCGTTGCACCGTTATTATCGATGTATTTCACACTCGTAATTGATGCTATCGGATAACGGTATATTTCAATTTCCCCTTTAGGAAAGGTATCCAGATAAGCTTCCCATGTTGCCGGTGTTAACGCGAGCCCATACTCTTCCTCAACCCTTTGCTGCGCGGCATATATGAGCGACTGCAGATATTTGTCATCATCAGTGCCGGTGATACGCAGGTGCGTTTTAACCTCATCGAGAGTAACTGCCCAATCAATTGGCGCCGTTATGAGTTTAAATCTCATTATTCGCGTCTTATCGGCCTTTTTTTAGTTTTCGTTGTTTTAATTTCCTGCACCTCGGGAGGTAATTGCTTTTCATCGCCAGCCTCAAATACCGCTACTGCCATCTTTTTCTCGATGTAGTAATTGGCCTCTTTTGGTGTAAGGTTAACAACCTGCCCGCGTCCTACATTGATCGCTCCGAAGACTGATTCAATAAATCGTACTTTCATGGCTTCTCGTTTTAAATATTAAAATAAGGGAAGGGAATGGATCCCCGCGAGAAGATCCA